TATGTCGCACCGTTGTCATTATATGAGTCACCTTCTACAGTTACCCCCTTACTACCTTTTATCACATATCTCGACTTCCAAGTTGTAGAATCTGAAGATTCTTGGTTAGTAAATGTTGACCAAACATCAAAATACGTATTATGGACTAAAGTATCACCTTCTACAGTGCTAAATCGTACTTCATTCTGATCTTCGACCAGTTGTGCGCCAGTTATGACGCGATCATTGAAGTCTTCAACACGGTCACCAATGTATGAAACACTGAGGTTCCTGTTTAGTAGGTAAATGCCCTTATTGGATTTGAAGTAAATACCTGCACTACTGAGGATAATACTACGGGAATTGACACATCCCACGTCTGAACTGAGTAATTCCGGGGAATTAAAACCCGACCCGTTCAAGAAGTCATCCAAAGGTTCGCCGCCAACTACATAGATTCTCTCATTCTTGAATATGAGCAAGTTATTATCCATTGACTGTAATGCTGTGATATCTCCGCCAAGTTGCTCTACTTTGATCTCAAGCGCCTCATTGAAGGTTATGCCTTCGTTATTTCTGATCTGCTTAGAATATCGAATTAAAGTGCGGTCTTGAAGTCCTGTAGTAAATACACGATCTTTGTGAAGCACTACCTTATCCATAGACTGACTCACAATCGCGTCTATCTCGTTTTGACTTATTAAAAGTAAGTCGTTGAGGATTAGGTCTGCATCCGTAGTCACATCCGAGTAAACTTGCTCGTCTGTTGTAGGATCGTTGTCTATTGTGGCCACAAAGTAAAATAACGTGCAATCTGCCTCTGTCCGGTAAATATCAATCTTAACATCTGATTTGGCTGTCAAGTGTAGATTTGGAATTGTCAAGTCTACGTGATATCCGGCTGTTACAACTTCGGTGCTAGGAATGGCAGTGGCACTCTGGTGTTTATTGCCGCGAGCGTCTGTCCAGCGGAAGACCGCTGTATGCTGATAAGAACCTGCACTAAGCTTTCCTGTGTCTGATTGTTGCGCGGCATCCGCGATCTCTGGGAACATCACAAACCCATTTTCAGTAACTTGAAGTCCGTCATAGTTGTAAAGTATTCCGCCACTGATTAGGCTTTGGTTGTTTACACTCACAAAACTGTAAGTATCTTGAACTGCAAAATTGAGTGTCTTAAGGTTTACTTTGTTGTTTATTTCGCTGAGGGCTAATCTGACTTCATCTCCAACTATAAGAGAGTGAGGCAGTGAGGCCAAATTTAAACCAAACGATGCGAAAGTTACGTCAGCTTCTCCACTACCAAACATTGCAATGATGTCTTTATTTTCATCTAACACGAAGTGTGTGTCCTGCACCTTGGTGTATCCAGAGGCTGAGTCATTGGTCTGGAATAACTGCATTGGTGTGTGTATTGAGTCTCCTTGGCGATAAGCTGCCGCAGTGAGTACTGCTCGCCTAAACCAAAGTCCGTCATCAGAAAAAGCGCCCGCAAAAGTGAGAGAAGCTTTTTGTACTGTTGGGTATGCCAGTGCAACCAAGTCTCTTTGTGTGTAGTAAATCTGTACTGTTCCATCGGTGTCTACAGCGAGTGTTTGATTAAGTATGCTGTTTGAACTGAGTGGTGTAGTTAGACCTAGTGTTATGTTAGTGTCAATACTGAGATTACTTTCAAGAACTGCGTATTTTAATTCGCGCAAAGTCCCGCCACCGACAACAACGATTTTACTTACGTTGTCTACAGTGGTTTTGATTAGGTCAAGGTTAATAGTTAAAAAAGTGTTGAGGGTATTCAAACTTCTGAGTCCGCCACCAATACTATACTTAATTACAGTAGCTGCCGGAGCAGTGTTATTGTAAACAAAATACAAGAAAGAGCCGTCACTGTATGTGCCTAGATTGTCATAAGTAGCTGTTGCGTCTGTTCTTATGTTGTCTGTGTTTGTAAGATCTAAAGGGTCATTAGGATTAATAGTTAATTGTACGACATTTGCACCTTCTAACCAAACTACTACGAATTGGCCTTGTACTACTTCAACACGCACGATTCCCCGCGCACTTGAATCTATTACTTGATTCTGTACTACAACACTGTCGGAAGTTAAGTCAGTTAGTGTGAGTAGAATGTCATCATTACTATCACGCCATACGAGGCAATGTAGTCCATTAATTTCTGCCTGATCCTTGAATCCTTCATATTCTGTACTGGTCATTATATTTTGTGTGGAGGCTGAGGAACTAAGTAGAGTTCCCTTACTATTCCATTGACCGGAGGATTCGTTTAGTCCGTAGAGGGTATTTAGTTCGTCTACAACACTAAGTTGATCTCCAGAACTTATTATGGCTTTTGGATTATTAAAAGGACTATCCAACAGGTCCATGCCTTTACGTTTTTCTAGCTTTCCTGTCTTTCGCATCACTGCATTCTCAAGACCGAGAAGACTAGCACCGACAGTAAGTTTGCTATCGGTTTTGGTATCAATACCTTTGTTGAGTATGATATCTAGTATGTTTTTTCTTAGTGACATGATGTCTCCTATTTGATTCTCATAACATAAACTACATTTAAAAACTTAGGTATATGACTTACTGCTGAATCACTACCTGCAGACCCAGAAGACCCTGTGTGGCTTGTTACACTACCAGTAACGGTGTGACTGTGAGTATCTGTACTGCCACGAGCAACTGTTGGAGAGGTATTAGTTCCTCTTAGTCTATATGCAGAGTCGTTTGATGAACCGTACTGGGCCAAGTATGTACCGCCTCCCCAAGGAGATCCACCCGTGGTGTTTTCTACGTCTGCGACTTGGTTGTGATAATGACTATCACTAGCCGTTGCGAAGGTATCACTATGGCCGTGACTAATGTCGTGAACGTGAGCTGGAAGATTAGCCTCGACTAGGGTGAAGGTTTCTGCACCGCCAGTAGTGCCTGCTGTTGAGGCTCCCCTCAAGAATCGGCTATCTGTTAAGTCTGGAAGTGTTTCGCCGTCCATTGGGCTAGTAGCATCGCTGATTGTTTGTCCTTGAACAAGAACCCAACCATTACTATCTGCACTAGTCGTGCTTGCTGTTGTGTAGGCACCTGTAAGATTAGGATTAAGTGCAATAACTGCTCCAATTGGAACAACACCGTGGCCTGTACTGGCTGCACTGGTATTCACAACGCCTGCAAAGTTATTAGCCGTAATATCTTCACACGAGATATCGCCGACATCAATTTTAGCTGCTGCACTGGCACTGTCTTGAAAGAAGTAAGTGAGAACGCCGTCAGTATAAAATACTGTTGAGCCTCCTGTACCGTAGTCTCCCCCGATACCACCAACTGATCCAACGTCAATCGCGCCACCAGATGTGATACGTACTTCGTTACTTGCTCCATCAATAAAGAACAATTCTCCGTCTTTAACTTGTACGGTAGAGTCTACTGCGTCTATTGCAGTTTTATCAGACAGTCCCACATAGCCAACTCCTGTTGGGGAGTAGTCATTAAAAGGAAGATTTATGTTGATATTTAATCCGGTAGGGGTTATTTTCTGTCCCTTACCTGAGCTGTGGTCGTGACTGTCGATAGTCTCAAGTGCGGTGTTAAGTTGTTCGGCCCATGTTGGACCTGATGTAGAACTTACCGTTGGTAAGCTTAAGTTCATGTTTGGTGTATCTGCCATCGGTGGCTCCTAAAATATGTATATATTGATTTGACCTGCGAAATTACCTTCAACTTCTGCTGTCGTAGCATTGCCACTGATTAACCTTACAAAAGGTCCGTCTGTGAACGTCCCATCGCACCAAGTAACGACTATACCGACTGGCTGTCTTCCTAGGTTATGTCTTAAGGTAAAGGTAGTGGCTTCTGATGTAATGTTGTTTACTGTGATCCCATTCAAGAACGGATTAGCTTCAACTTGAGTGGTCCAGTTTTGTACATTACTTTGAATCGTGTTTAAAAGTCTATCGCTGGTTTGTACCTTGCGGAAAGATTTAATAAACGCCATCGTCCCATCCATCATTTCGGCCAGAAGCACTATCTGTTATTGTTTCAATTCCACCGAGGTCACGATTTGATGCCATAGTTGTGATACGTTTGATTATTGCATCCTTTTGTAGTAGCAACACACGTACATCGCTCTCTTCTTTTTGTAGCATATAGATTGCGGCTTGAATTACTACAAGGTCTTCCCAGCCATTAACTCCACCAATTGTATCAGCATCACTAACGAGTTTTGGGTACACTGGTACATACCAAAAGCGGTAAGTTCCCGGAGCCTTATCTTCAGGCAATATTGAGATCTTGTCACCAACAATGCGGTAGCGTCTTGCGGTTTGCCCATTATATACATGAGCGTTGTCTCTTGTGTTGTTTCTTTGGTCGAATTGGAATTTACGTAGCGACTGATAGCTATCGCTTGTGCCACTCAATTTGTAGTCTAGTCCGCGAAGCTTCATAAAGTCTGAAGGTAATGGAACTACTGACTCTCCAGCATCAACTGTGAGTTCATCTTGTATTGTGAATTCGTCTTCGTATCTTGACACGATTATGTCATAGTACTCGCCATAGGCTAAGTTTATATATGTTGTTAGTTCGTTTTCGCCGATAAATGTGCTATTTTCCATGTCAGCTCTTTCTCTGACCATTACTTTAAGCTGTGCTAGTGATACTTCATTAGTTTTAAAGATATCATTCGCGGAACCGGCTCCTGCATATTGTGACATGCGTTGCTCCTGTAGTGAAAAGAGGCCGAGGAAGCAGTGCTACCCCGACCCATTTAATTAGTCTTGTTCCGATTTCATGTCGTGAACTTCGTACATTTCACACATAGCCTTAGCTAGTGCTTCTGTATCTTTCTCTTCTATAGCTTTCATCATCATTTCGGCTACTTCCATCATGGCATCCTCATGCGAGTATTCCATTTCGTCATCCATTTCCTTTTCAGATTTCTCTGATTTTGACTCTTCTGACTTTGGTTTTTTACCGATTATGATCATAGCCATTTTCTTGCGATCTTGACCCATCATAATGATTTACCTATACGCTTTCTACAGAACTGTTTTGTAGTACAAGTAAGAAGTGAACTGCGTCATCACCAACTAAGTCGGCAGCAGAACCTGCTGTTTGAGTCTCAACAACAATTACCGGGCTAGAAGCTGTAACATCGTGAGAGATGATTACACATTTAATGTCTTCACCTGTATCTGCTTCAACTGTCATAGTTCCTGAGATTAGTGCTGAATACTTGTCTTCAAGTGTTATTGTATATTGTCCGGTTGCAGTGTTTGCTACACTGTATCCTAGTCCTTGGACTTTTGCAGCGTCTGAGAATTGACCTGCGATAAGCTTAAGCTCTTTGTTAAGACCTTGAACTCTACTAAAATTACGTGATGCCATGATTGGCTCCTTTCGTTTAGTCTGAAGGAAGGTTAGTGCTCCCCGCAGCATTTAAATATTAAGATAGGGCAGCCCTAAGGGCCACCCTTAAGCTACTATAGCTCGATACGTCCGTTGAAACCCGGTGCTCTACAGCCTAATTGTCCGTAGAATCCGTAACGTACTTCAACACCGTCAGCAGATGCTTGACGTAACATTGAAAGACCGTCAGTGTCTATAACTCTTACTGCTTTACCTAGAGAGTAAAGTTTCCAAGACTTAAGAGAAACCATGAATGCAACATTGTTAGGACAGTTTTGATCAGGAATACACTTGATAGCGCCTCTTGGTCCGTTAATAACGATACCGCGGAAGCCAACTTGAGCGTCTTCGTTTTTAAGATCAACATATTGTACTTTTGATCCTAGTGCTTTTTCAAGCTCTGCGAATTTTTCGTAAGACATGAATACGTGATCAGGCTTTCCACCTTCTCTACCGATTCTTGCAGCAGCATCAATTAGTGCTTCTTCAATTGGCTTACTAGAACCGTCTTGTCTGATACCAGCTTGGAGCAGTTGCTGGAATCCAGTCTTCAAGACCAGAAAGCTTAAGCCCTCTATCACCTTTAACGAAAACATAATCGTCAGCAGCAATAGTACCAGAAGCGTCATAAGGATCGTCGATTGTAACAGTACCTAAGTCTCTGTCTACGCCGACAACTTCAAGATCAGATGTAGAACCATCAACATTACGTTGTGATCCGCCTGATTTTGCAGACCATACATTAAGGATCATTCCAACTTCGAAGTTTGTAACATCAGAAGCTTCTTTAAGAACGATTACTGTGTCAGCCGCTTCAGCAGGCTCTGCGTCAAGTTGACCGATTTGACCAGAAGAATCTCTGTAAAGAGAAATAGCTAGTGATCTAGTAAGTGAACTAATTGCACCGTCGATTTCAGTTGTAGCAGCTTCCATGAATGCGTTTGCATTACCTTTTGATGCTTCAAGTGTTTCGTTATCGATAGTAGCGATTGAGTAATCTTTAACTCTAGTAAGAACGAAGTCTTTAAGTTGAGAGTTAGTAGCAGAACCACGAGTTTGTGCTTGACTGAAAGTCGCAGAACGTCCTTGAGGATTACCGTATATTAGTGGAATCGGAAGGTTCTTACCACCAAAAGATTCGTATTTAGCAACTAGTGCTAGGAAAGGATTATCACTGTAAACTAAGTTCATAACCATTTCGTCTGTGTAGTGCTCCTTAAGAGCAGCATCAAAGGATGTCATATCTGCCTATAGCGTTATTGCCTAGGTCCATTTGATTAAAGAAGCGGCATGAGCTTTTGAGGCTTCAGCGTCTATCTTCTTCTTGTTCTTTGCCTTTGTAGCAGTGCCACCATTATTGGTTAGCGTAACCTTGCTTGATTTAGTTTCAGCAAGTGCTTCAGAGACAGTGACTTCAGATTGTTTAGGTTCCACTGGTTTCTCAGCTTCGGCCTGTACTTCTGGAGTCTTTTTAAATTTGGAAGTTTTTTCAAATACAGAACCGTACTTTTCCATAAGATGATCCTCAACCAGTTTAGCGGCTGCGGCTGGCGCTAGTACTTCGCCATTTGTCTCATAGTATTGTTCTGTCACTTCCCAAACAAGTTCGTGTTCACCCGTAGCATTGATTAACTCGTAGCTATCTTTCTCAGTATTTAGTAGGGTTTCTATTTCTGACTTGTGTGCAGATATTACTGCGTCAATTTGGGCCTGTTGTGCGTCTGCTGATTCTTGCTCTTTGGCTTCTTTGAGGGCTTTTATTTCCTCGCGGAGTTCTTCCATTTCACTAAGAGGCTCTGGCTTTTCAGCTTCGATTCCTAGTTGAGCACTCAGAAGATCGTCAAAACTGATCCCAAGGTGTTCTAGTACGGCTGCTGGATTCTCTTTAACACTAGCTTTGAGTGTATTATACTCATCGATTTGTGCTTGAGCTTCTGCTGCCTTACTTTCGTTTGCACGTAACTCTCGTTCGCGCTTTACTAGACCTTTAAGTTGTTCACGTTGACTAAGTTCCTCTTCGGCTACTTCTTCAGTTGATTCAACAACATCCGATTCAATTACTTCAGAGTTTTCTGTGGCTTCCACTGATGTGGTTTCGTCTTCCTGTACGGTTTCATTTACCTGTGTGGGGTTTGAAGGTGTACCGACAACGGCAGAAGTTGCGTCTTCGCTAACAATACTTTCAGTCCAATTTTGATCACTCATCTATTATCTCCTGTGAGTATTAGTGGTTTTATCGCTGTAGTGTGGGAATATCCGTTCCCTACTCTATATTAGCATAAAAGTGCTCCAGAGGGTACTACCCCCTAGAGCCTTAAATCCTATTATTATACTATTTCCGGTCCTAGTGGCAATAAATCACTAGTTGGTGCTGCTTCTGGGACTGCGATCTCGCTTCCCGGCTCTGTTGGGACGGCTGGTGCTGCTGGAGTTGCCAACATTATCAGGCGGTTACAGTCGTCTATGTAACGTAACAACAATTCCAGTTCATCCTCACCAATATTCTTGGCTCTAACTTCCAAATATGTGTTCTGTGCCATTGTTAGTGCTCTCTGAAGATCCATTGCTGGTTCCGGAGGACTATACTCGCCAGATTCCATAATATCGTCAAGTTGCTTCTTGATTAGGTTGATATTGGCTGTACCGAGGTTCATAGCGCCTTGCAGGTCTGGGAAGTCTAATAAGTCAAGTGCAATATCTTTGTCAATAAAGCCGCCTTGTACTAACTCTTGGACTGCCTGTAGCCTTCCTGCTGGAGTCTTAGGTAGCATGTTTGTAGGGAATAACTGCATTATGAATGAGTCGTCTGCCAAGTCTACGTCCGCCCATTTGATGGTCTGAATGAAGTCTTTTCCTTTGATATTAACACTTAAGCTCTTGTCTTCTGTGTAGATATCTCTTGACATATCAACTATGATCTTAGAAATCTCCAAAAAGAAGTTCTCGTATCGTTGGCCAACAATTGCAAATCTTTCAGATTCGATATCACTGTACTCACGTAGTGCAACTCCACTGTCTAGTCCGGCAGGTTTCTTCGATCCCGCGCTGAGTTGACTAACACCGACGATTTCAAATGCACTAGAAATTAACCATTGTAAATGATTGTAAACTTCAGGATTCATGCCCTTTGGAGTAAAGAATTCTGGCTTAGAGCCTGTGTACTTGATTAGAGAACCAATCTCGTTACTAATCTGTGATGTCGGTAAAGAACCAGTGGCATCTACAAGAACTCTAGGGACCGCAACAAGGTGTTGTGCTCTTTGAATGTTACGGAGTGTTTTGTTTACTTCGATTTGAACGCCTACGATTTGCTCAACTACGCCTTGACCATAAAAGCCTGCAAGTCTATCAGAGTACCTAAGGAAGACAAATGGGAAGTATGCCTTGTTATATTCTTCGCTGTGAAGTGTGGCTGTTTCAATGCAGATAGTCCTAGCACCGTCGTCAGCGCCTTCGCCACTTGGTAAATGCCATGACTCAATTACTTTAACCATGTCCACTGTACTGGCTGCTTGTGCGCTTGCACTCAATCCATTTGGAGCTGACATAATAGCGTTCTTGGAGTCAGGGAACATCTCAGCTAGTACTGTTCTGTCCATGTATTTAACTTGGTGAATTTGTCTTGGCGTTCCATACATTCCGTCATAATAATCTACAATCAATTCGTCTGGGAACACTCGTTCTAGTTTGATCTTTGAGTCTTGCTCATAAATCTTAATAACGCCGGTTCCGAAAACACACGCATCAACAAAGCAAGCTTGCCCTATAGTGTAAGCATCTGATTCGTACATGATGCCTTCAACATATTGGCTAAGTTTCTTGGCGCGTTGTTGCATCTTATAGTCGCCGTCATCTGTAAGGAATTGTGGTCTAGGCTTAGTCTTAGCTACACCTGCAGTCACAGTGTCTACAACACTCTTTACTACATTATAAGTAGGTCTGTTGCCTGTACGTCCACCAGCACCACGTTGTGCGGGATTCATACCACCTGATGGTGCTCCAAGATTACTGTAACCTAGAAGGTCAATGTTGTTGTATAGCTTTGCATATCTGTAATGTAGTTTTGACATGTAAACTTGATTTTGTTCTATCTGTCTAACTAATGGGTAGATTGATTGGTATTGAGAGTGCGCTGACTCTAACCACCATCGCTGTTTGGGATCTGTTGTTCCGGCTTTTGTGCCGAAGTGTTCTGTTGGTATGTCTTTTGCCATTGTTGGCTCCTGTTAAGTTGATTAATCGTCTACTGACCAGAAAAGGACTTCTTCGTCTTCTTCAAATTGTTCTTCTTCATTCTGCGGTGCTTGTTTCGTGGTCATTGCAGGTGTTTTAGTCGCGGTTGGTATGTGTAGCTCAATGTTATCACACTTTAGGGCTGTGACACCTTCCTCTTGCATCAGTGCAATCAGAAGCTTTATTTCCTCTATTCTCTCAGTCATTCAATTCTCCATATATTGATTGTAGTTCTTTAATGAGTTCTTCACCTTGGTCAAATGAAAGGAACACACAAGCTTCACCATTGTTCATGATGACGTATATTCCATCGTCTGTTGGCTCTATCTCAATACTGTGCATGTTATCCTCTAGTTATAGTAATAGGAAGAGGTTTTTGGGATATACTATATAAAACAAATATAATATAATTAAACTCGACCCGTTATATTCAATTATTATAGCTTCGTACTTAATCCCTAATTAATCTCTCGATCATATCCCTTGGGCAAGAAGAACTGCAAACAAACTTGTTGTACTTGTCTATAATTATGTAAGTGAATCACCATATATACAGCTCCCTCTTCCACCATTTTCGCCACTCTATTACTACTAGAGTCTGGGTCGTTCAAGCTAGTTCGTGTCCACTGTATGCGTTAGCTGCTTGGAAAGGGAAGCGCGCGAAATTAACCCTATACTATTATTAGCATAGAAGTTGCAGTTTTTTGGCAAAATAATGTACAGCGCCGCATTATACTTCCAAAAGCATACAAATATACGGCACCATACAAAATTATGGTAAGGTAATGGTGTAATTATACCTCTTGTCCCTCTTCGTGTTCCGTTTCAGCGGTAGTTCCGGCAAATACAGTACAAGGATGGTCTACGTAGCGAAGTCTGTATGACTCCCAGTCAGTTGGAGGTTCGCCCACATAATTAACATGGTGTCCCTCAATGACGGTATCCTCGTCCCGCACTACACTTCCTATCTCATGTATAGAATAATCGTGAGTGTAACAAACAAGCTCACCCTCAACAACCTTATCCGTAGACAAGGAAAGGAAAGTGGCTC